GCACTGCTAGACAAGTAAAAAGAAATTCAAGAGAAATAAATTTATTAAAAAAAGTTGTAATATTAAACACAAATAGAATTGCTCAACTAATATCAACACAAACAGAAAACGCACAAGATTCACAGAGAGAGGAAGATAGACAACAACAATTAGGAGATGAGAGTGATAAAGCTGATAAAAAAGAAGGACTTCTGGAACGTGTAGGTAAATCAGTAAAAAAAACTCTACTTGCACCAGTAGAGGCAGTAGGTAAAACTGTAAATGGTGTCTTAGGTAACTTAGGCAAAGCTTTCATGGCACTTTTTGCGGGATTTGTGACAAATAAGGCAATTAAAATGATTCAGGCAAAAATGTCTGGTGACGATGAGACGTTTAAGAATATGAGAAATACTTTAATAAAATCAATTGCGGTGGTTGGTGGTATATTTTTAATATTAAAAGGTGGTTTATTGGCATTACCAGCCATCATAACAGGAGTCGTTACTGGTATTATTGCTATTGGTGGTGCGATATTGGCATTTTTAGTTAGTCCTGCTGGATTAATCGCATTGGCTGTAGCTGGTGGTGTAGGAGCTTTTCTTGGTTTAAAAAAATTATTTAATAAAAACAAAGAAAAAAAATTAGAACTGGAAAAAACAAGAGGTAAACCTATCAAAAACAGTAGAGGTAGAACGATAGGATATGATAAACCTAAAGGAGATGGGAGTGGTAACACAAGTGTAGTAAATGAAAATACTACAAAAAATGATAAAGTTGATCCATTTGTAGTATTAGAGGATAATAAGAATCTTATTCCATTTGGAATGTATGATATGGTTAAGTCTGAGATTGAGAAAGATCCATCAAAATATGACACTAAAGAGGAGATTAACGCTGTTCTCAGTAATATTCCAGGTGTAGATCCTAGTAAGATTAAATATAAATCAAGTAATTTAAACTTAAAGAGTTCTAAATATGAACCCACTATAAATTCAGTTCCTAAAAAACAAGATGTTTCCACTCTTCAAGAAGCACCTCCAAATATTGTAGATGCAACCACAAATGTTGGTGGTGGGGGAGTTTCGACACTTGGAGATAAAGAAATAGCTACATCATTACCAAATATATCCTCCTCAAATTTTGATAATAATTTTACATTATATGCAAAAACTCAATATAATATTTTAGTGTAACATGGCAGAATCACCAGTTTTAAACTTAGGATCAAAGATAGCATCAAAATCTACTGGCGCCATGAAGGGTGTCATCAAAAGCAGTAATAATCTTTCAAAATCTATACTGGAAAATATTAAAATAAAAAAGAAAATAAGAGTGATGAGAATAAGAATGAAGAGAAGGAGGAGAGAAGATAAAAAAAGAAAAGAGAAAGAAGCTCTTTTAGAACAACAAAAACTTCAAGAACAGGGAGAAGGTGAAAAATCAATGGGGTCTGAAAAAACACCTGTAGGAAGATTAATGTCAATTATTCAGACACTTTTAATTGGATTTGTATTGAATAAATTACCTCAAATTATTAATTTTATTAAAAAAGTTATTAAAGTTATTCGTGATATTGTTGATAAGTTTAAGGCATTTTTTGATGGAGTAGTAGGGTTTTTTAAATCTACTGGTAAGGTAATTGGTAATGCTCTTAATTTTATATCAAATTTAGAGTTCTCAGATATGGGTGATGCAATTAAGAATGCGTTTGGAAAAATAAAAGATTCATTTAACAATATAAAAGATAAACTTCTAGATGGTGTTAAAAGTTTTCTTGGAATGAAAAATAAGAAACCAGAAGACATGAAAAAAGAAGAAAAGAAGAATGAACAGAAATCAAGTGTATCTGATGTGAAAGAAACATTGTCTGGTAAATCTGATGAATTTAATAAGACTCTGGATACAATCAAGAAGGAGGGAACTGGAATCGATATTGTTGGTGATGAGAATAAAGAGTTGACATCAGAGGTAGATGATAAAAAATATATTAGACTCACTCTCACTGACGTTGATACCAATTACACAGTTGATGAATTGGAATCAAAAGTTGACTCTACTAAATCTAAAATTAATAAAATGGAGGAAAAAGGAGCAAATGAAAGAAAGATAGAGTTCGAACAAGACAAACTTGACGTGTATGAAAAAGCACTTGATAGAAAAAAATCAGAAACACCACCAGTTGAAAAGAAGTTAAATATTAGTGCACCTAAGAAAGAAATAAAAACCACCACGATAACACCAGAAAGAAAATCAAAAAATATGGTGATGATTGTTGGAAACAAAAATGGTCAATCTCAAACACAAATGGGAATGAGAACTAAAAGTAGAACTAGAACAATAGTTCAAAAAAATAATAGTCTTAAAGATCAATTCGCCTTATCTCTATTTTAACATATGTCAGCATCAGAAGCATCTAGTTTTGAAGAACTTACACTTGAATCAAATGATCAGGAGAGAACTGTTGATTTAAGATCAGGTGTTGTTAGTGTTGATTATTATGAGGACATTCTTTCACCTACAATAACTGCAAAGGTAAGAGTAATAAACACAGGTGATAGTATTTCACCAAAAGATCCCCAAGATTCAAAGAAAACTGATGGTGCTAAACAATCAATTTATAATGGACTTCCCTTAAGAGGTGGTGAGAGATTGGTGATGAAGATTTTAGATCAAGGAAAAGCAAATAACAATGGTAAAGAAAAAACTGGACTTGATTTTTCAACTGATCCTAGAAAATATTTGTTTGTATCAAGTATTACTCAAGTTCTTCAGGAAACGCAAAGAGAGAGTTTTTTACTAAATTTGGTGTCAAGAGAGGCAATAACAAATGAAACCTCTAGAGTTATGAAAAGATATAATGGACCAATTAGTGGAACTGTGAGAAAAATTCTGACAGATCCATTAATCGGATTTAATGTTGATGAATCAAAACTTGATGATATAGTCGAAAGTACAAGGGGATCTTATGATTTTATCGGTAATTTGAGAAAACCTTTCTCAACATTAATTACATTAGCATCTAAATCAGTTCCTGATGTTTCAAAAAATTCAACGGCTGGATTTGTATTTTTTCAAACTCAAGATGGTTTTCAGTTTTCATCAATTGACTCACTTATTAAAAAAGGATCAAAAGCAACATATAGATACACAGATGTAAATGAGAGCTCAACGACTAAAAATAATGATTTTAACATTTTAAAATACAATATTGATAAAAATCAAAACCTGATTGAAAATTTAAGAATGGGAACTTATTCATTTGTTAGATTGGCATTTAACCCTCTGACACATGCTTTTACTCAAGATTTTTTTAGTTATGGGGAAAAAAATACGGGAAAAGATAAGAAAATTTCAAACCTTGGAGGAGATTTAGAATTACCAAAAATATCTGATGATTCAAATCAGACGTTAGATCAAATTCCAACAAGAGCCGTCTCTCAAATCGTAGACATTGGTGCAACAGTGGGTGTATCTACTGCTGATAATTATCCTTCAAGTCAATATCAAGGTCAAAATATTGTTAGATATAATCTTTTAATGACACAGAGTGTGAGTATGATGATTCCTTGTAACACTGATTTGCGAGCTGGTGATATAATTACTTGTGAGTTTCCTAAAATATCTAGAGAAGATAAAAATGAAATTGATAGACAAACAAGTGGTAAATATATGATAAAAGAACTGTGCCATCATTTTGAATCGAAAAGATCATTCACTTCAATGACATTAGTTAGAGATACGTTTGCAGGAGAAATTTAATGATAGATGAAGCATTACTAAAAACTAATTTTGTAGGGAAAGATGGTTTTCGTTGGTGGGTAGGTCAAGTTGCACCTGCAAATGTTCAAGGTGAGCAACTTGCATACAAACCTGATGTTAAGTCTTGGGGAAATCGTCTTAAAGTTCGTATCATGGGATATCATCCTTTTTCAAAAGCAGAGTTGGAGGATAAAGATTTACCTTGGGCAAATGTCATGCTTCCTTCTACATCAGGCACGGGTGGAGCAAACTTTGCAGCATCTGTTGCTTTAAGACCAGGTGATGTAGTAATTGGATTTTTTCTTGATGGTGAAACAGCACAACAACCTATAATAATGGGTGCTTTTTCAAGAACAAATGACGTTTCACAAGATTTACCTTCTGAATCTATTGGATTTGTACCATTTACTGGATATAGTGATAAAATACCACCACCAAATGGAACACTGAAACCAAATGAGTCTGGTGAAAATAGGGGTGATGCACAAGAATCTCCTGTCACAAGAAAAGTAAATGCAGGAGAGGATAAAATATCAGCATCATCCACTTTTGGAAAGGCAGAAATACCTGCTGATGCCTGTGCCGATAATTTTGTAGGAAAAGTATCTGCGAGTTTAGATAATTTATTGTCAGTCGCAAGTGAGAGTACAGATTTTTTAGGTGATGTCGCATATGTAACTCAGAAAATACAATCATTGTCAAATAATGCGGTTTCAACAATGATGGAATCTTTATATTCAAAGATGATTCCTGAAATACAAGGTGGTTTAGAATCATTATATAATAAAACTTATAACACTGTATTTGCAGCTACTCAAAATGCTGCTCTTGCATCTCTAGCTGGTGTTGAAGCACAAAAAGCTCAAATACCAAAAGTAGCAGCTCTTCAAGGTGATCTTAATTGTTTGCCAGGTAAAATTGTTGATGGTTTGGGAGCAACGATTAGAGGAATGATCGAGCAAGCAGTTTTTGAGGTAGTAGATACTGGATTTTGTATTACAGAACAACTTGTTGGATCATTATTGAATGGAATTACAAATGATATATCTGATGCACTTGATGCACCACTAGCTGGATTGAGTGAGATTATACCAAAAGCTTTTAAAGTTCAGGATTTTCTTAGAAGTTCTTCTGATACATTTAAATCTATTAATGCACTTATAGATTGTAATCAGAGTGATGGAAAATGTGTGGGTCAAGTTAAGAAATTTACTCTTGGATATGGTCCTGCTAGAACATTTGATTTGCGAGATGCTTATGATAATGTATTGGAAAATATGAATATTGCTAATCCTAACAGTCCTATAAGTAAACCAGATTGTGCATCTAAAACTTTTTGCGGACCTCCAACTGTCAGTTTCTTTGGTGGTGATGGTATTGGTGGATTTGGTAAAATAATATTGGGTGGGATTGTAGACAACACAGAGGGATTATCTGATGTAACTGCAGATGTTAGTCAAACTGCAAGTATTATAGGTGTAGAAATCACAGATCCAGGATCAACATATTTTACAACTCCCCCTGTTGTAAGTTTTGAAGATCCATGTAGTCAAGGTTATGGTGCAGTTGGTAGAGCTATAATTGATAGGGATCCAAATTCATCAACATATGGACAGATTACGGGTGTTGATATCATTTCTGATGGTGAAAATTATCCGAGTGCAAATACTGATGAGGTTATAAATTCTAATGAAATTCCTGTAGGTGTTGTTGGCACTAAAGTAACAGATGGTGGAGAGGGATATGTTGATGCGTTTGCAGATGGATATAACCTAACAATCGAAAATGGAAAAATTATTTCAGCAACACCGATAAATAATGTTAGGATTACTGAAATACCTAGAATTGTTGTGTCTTCATCCACTGGTGTGGGTGCATTAATCAAACCAATTATAGGTAGACTACCACTAACTCCACAAGGAGAAATTATTCAGGTTGTTGATTGTGTGGGACCTGAAACTAATAATTTGGTGGGATATGTAAATGGTAAACCTTATTACGGTCCTTATCATATACATCCAACAAAAGGTGTGAAAATGGTAGGTATAGCACATACATCAACACCACATGAGATCATATATGATACACCAGAACAAAGTTTTACTCCAACAAGGGTTAGTGTTGCCTCTACCATAACTCAAGAGTCTACCCCCGATCAACCAATTATAACTCCTACATCAACAATGACAAATAATACACCACCACCAACACCACCGAGCACTCCACCACCAACACCACCAAGTGCTCCACCTTCAGGTGGTGGTGGATATGGAGGAGGATACTAATGGCGGAAAAACAAAATCAAAATTGGGAACAAAGAGTAATTGATAGTAGAGGACCTAAGTTTCGACTTGATGTCAATAATCCTCAGATGGGTGCTGATGGTGCAAATACATGGTTACAATATGCAGTTACCGACAATAAAGATAAACAATTTTGTGCATTAAGTGAGTCTGGGGTATTTCGAGTTCATAATGAAAGAATGATTGAAGTTGTTGCAGGATCTAAAAATAGTCCAAGTGACACTTCAGTTAAAATTAGTTCAGTAGAGGGAGACATTACGATTACTGTGATGGGAAATGGTCAGGTAAAAATATCTGGAGGGAACGTTGTGATACAAGCAGATGAAGATATAAATTTGAAAGCTGGAAGAAATATTACATTAAACGCTGCATCAAGAATTCTTTTAAAAGGTTTGAAGGTAGATGCGAGTGGTCTTCTTGGAAATTTGATAGAAAAAACTGTAGGTGGTTTTTTACAAAGAGCCTTCAAAGGTAGTAAAGTTGGTGAAGATTATCTTAGTAATCCTCCACCAGGTGATAAATTTATATCAAAACCAGTGGTCTCTGGCACTGGAGATCTTCCAAATCTTGGAGGATAGAATATGTCAAATATATCTGTTACTGGAAACGAGGCACAATTTAATGAAAAGGTAACTTTCCTTAAAGACGTTGATATTAAAGGAACGTTATTAGTACCTGATCAGGAATTAACACTAACAAAATTAACTACTCCATTAATTTTAGGTAATCCACAGTTAACAATAACTGGTGAAACCACATTTACAGATACTGTTAATTTCCAAGATTCCTTATCATTTCCAGATTTAGAAATTAGGGACAGACTGCAGGTTGGATCTGGTGGAACTGTTATGGTTGCAGATTCAGAGTTAAATCCTGGCAAAGTTGGAATCGGAAGCACACAACCAACAGAGTTATTAGACATATTTGGAAAAGCAAAGATAAGAGATTTAGAGTTAAAAAATCTTTTAGTCACGGGAATATCAACCTTTAAAGATGATGTAGAATTTCATGGAACAAACGGAATTTCATCGATTACATTTGATAAATCAGATAATTCTCTTAAATTTATTGATAATGCAAAATTAAAATTTGGTGATGAGACAACACCAGACCTTGAGATATATCATGATGGGGATCACAGTTATATTAAAGAGAATGGCACGGGAGATATTAAGATTCAAACTAATAGTAAGGTAACAATCGAAAATGATACTCCTGGTGTCTCTGGTAACCAAAGTCTTGCTAAATTTGTCAGTGATGGTGGAGCTTCACTTTTTTGGCAAGGTGAAGGTACTACAGGTAAAAAATTTCAAACTACTGGAGTTGGTGCTTCAGTTTTTGGAGAGTTTGTAGTTGATAATGATGGTTCCAGACTCGCTAGAGTCGGAATCGGAACTACACATATAGTTCCTGTTAATCCAAATAATTTAAATGATGCTGGTGAGGGCACTTTAAGACTTGCGGTTGATGGTAGTATTTCTATTTCAAGAAACATTTATGATAGTGAAGGTTCACCTGGTCAAAGTAATTATTATTTGAAAAGAACTGGTACTGGTATAAGATGGACACTACTCGCACCAGGTGAAGGAGGTGGAATAACATTACAAAATGAGGGACAAGAAGTTCCGTCAGCAGGACTTGCACAAACCTTTACCACTATAAACTTCGTACAATCAAATAGTCTTGGTATTGGTACAGATACACTTGTGGCGACTGCTGCTGATACTTCTACTCCACAAGGTTCTGGTTTATCAACAGTATTCACGAATGATTTGTGGGGATATAATGGATCTGGAGCTAACGCTTCAATCTATAGGATGACAAATGTTGGAATTGGAACTAACTTGAATGGAAGTGGCAATCATGTCTTACATATTTACAGGGGATCTGGTTGTGGGTCTAAAACTTCAGGTATTGGTGAGTTAGTTGTAGAGTCGAACAACGCTGCGACAATTCAATTATTATCACCATCAGGTGATACAAATCCTCAAACAATTTACTTTGGAGATGAATCTAGTGGTTCATCTGGTCGATTACAATATAGTCACTCAAGTGACTCAATGATATTCAAGACGAATGGTAATAATGAAAGATTACGCATTACAGCAACTGGTGAAGTAAACATTGGTGGTGATTATACTCAAACAACTAAGAAATTTAAAGTCACTGGTAATTCGGAGATTGATGGTGAATTTAGAGTAGCTAACGGTGTAGATTTTGATGCGTCACTTGACGTGGATGGAGATACATCATTAGATGCACTGACTGTTGATGAATTAGCTACATTTAATCAAAACGTTATTATAAAAGGTAATACAAATATTGGTGATGCATCCTCCGACTCATTACTTGTAAGTGCAGGATCTACTTTTAACGCAGGTATAAATGTCAATCAACACACAGAATTAGATGATGTAAATATCACAGGTGTAACAACATTTAATAACGATGTTCAATTTATTGGTGACGATTACAATATAATTTTTGATAAGTCTGATGATGCTTTTGAGTTTGGTAGTAATGCAAAAATAACTTTTGGTGATAGTGCACAATTACAAATATTTCATGATGGTAGTGATGGTACAATTAATAATTCCACAGGTAAATTAAATATAATTTCTGATAGTCAACAACTTAAAAGTGTCAGTGGTGAAACTTATCTAATAAGTCAGGTAGGATATGGAGTGACATTATTCACAGATAATGTGAAAAAATTTGAAACAACTGGAGTCGGTGTTACAGTTACTGGTTTAACTGATACCGATACTTTAAATGTATCAGCAACGTCTACATTTGATGGAAACATAGACGCAAATGCAGATTTAGATGTGCAGGGAAATGCTGGTATTGGTAGTTTAAATGTAGTTGGTGTTTCTACGTTTATAGGAATATCTACATTTAAAGAAGAAGTAGGTATTGCAAAAACACTTAACTTAGGGTTACATATAAAAGATCGAAACGATAGTGTTGGTACAACAGTCGCCGAGAATCTTTCAAATGCGATAACAGATGCTGATTATAATTCAACAACGGGTATAATGGAAATAACCATCGCTAATCATGGTTTTGCAAATGGTGATTCTATACAAATACCTGATGGCACAATAACTTTGAGTTGTAATTATAAGGGAGTAACAATTAGTCAGTCATATCCAAGATCGAAAGATCCAAATAGTGGTAAATGGTTAATAATTTCAAATGTTACGACGAACACTTTTAAAGTTGATGTTGGAGATGGTGGACTTGCCGCTGGAGTCACACATAATTTTGTATCTGCAAGTGGTGGTGTTCTTCACTCTTCAGGACAATATGTTGAGTATGATTATCGTTTGGCATCAGTTGGAACTGGTGTTTCTTGGAGACCATCAGGTGTTCAAACAAAAAGAACCATATGGGTTTCTAAGAGTGGGTCTGATAGTAATAGTGGATTACTTGAAGGTGATGCCAAAGCAACCATAGGTGCAGCAGCGACTATCGCTGTCGAAACTGATACAATAAAAGTAAGGCCAGGAGTATATGTTGAAAATAATCCAATCGGTTTAAGAACAGATGTTACAGTTACAGGTGAGGATTTAAGATTAGTTATCATACAATCTCAAAACCCGACCAAAGATGTTTTTCATGTAAGACGAGGATGTTTAGTTGAGAATCTTAACTTTGGTGGATCTAATGTTGGAGTAAATCATCAAGGTGCTGCTTGTGTTGCATTTCCGACACCAGCTGGTGCTAACTCTGCAGTATCAGGATACACCGAACCTGGACCTGCGACTGAAGGTCCTAGTGGAAGATGGAGATCACCATACATTAGAAACTGTACTAATTTTATGACAGCGAGTGTTGGCATGAGAGTAGATGGAAATGATGCGACTGCATCGACAATTGGTGCAGATCTTAAATCAATGGTATGTGACTCCTTTACACAATATAATGAAGCAGGTATAGGTGTCTCTTTAACTAATGATGCATATGCACAGTTAGTTTCTATATTCACAATTAATACTGATATTGGAATTTATGCATCTAGTGGTGCACAATGTGATTTAACTAACTCAAACTCTTCTTTTGGTAACTTTGGATTAGTTGCAGCTGGATTGGGGTCAACAACATTTACTGGTATCGTAAGTAATACTGATCCTGCGGGTGATATCATCACTAGTACAAATGCTGAACAGCAAGACACAGTTGTTGCTGTTGGTCTTACTGATTTATCTAATAATGTTAGAAGACCTTTTGATGGACAGGCATTATATTTTAAAATTGATTTGGATAATTATCCAGACACTCCTGGTGGAGGGAGAATTACATCACCTCTCCAACAGTTATCATCTGTAAAACTTATTGGTGAGAATTTAAGTGGATTCAGTGCGATAGATCCTCCTAACGTGCTCATTAGAGATTTTGACGGAACACAGGAACCAAAAGGACCTCAAGGAATTATTGCGGAGGCGACCGCAAGTGTAAGTGCCTCTGGAGTTTTAACTGAAATTACTGTTGTTGCACAGGGTAGAAATTATCTTCCAACACAAAATATAGTTGTTGATATTGAAGGAAACACTGGTCTTGCCACAGCAATAATGAGTCCGATATATTACACTGTGGAAACTGCAACCAATCCAGTTCCAGTCAGTGGTATTACAACGATTACATTTAATGAATTTGTTCCTTATGAATTGTTTGCTGATGATCCATTTACTTTACAAAGAATCAGTCGAATACTAACTAGCTCCCACTCTTTTGAATATGTTGGTACTGGAACGGATATAAATATTTCGACACCCCTACAAGGTGCAATTCCGATAAAGGCCAATGAAGTCGTAGCTACTGATGGGGCACAGATTCCATTCACATCTACAGACCAAAAAGGTAATTTTGATATAGGTCAAGGTTTACAAATCAACCAAACAACTTCTACAATTTCTGGAAGAGATTTTAGTAGATCACTTCAAGCAGAAGTAACACCATTAATACTAGCATTGAGATAATATGGCAGTCGCACCACTAAATAAATTTTTGACAATTGCTGTTCCCGTTGCACCAGGCGAACAGACAATATACAAAGCTCCAGTGGGAACATCTGCAATTGTATTATATGCACAGGTGGCTAACGTTGGTGTGAATACTTATCCAACTGTGACTTTTACTCATCGAAGAACAAGTGTTGCAACAAGAACAGCAGGAAATATTCGAAACAACAGAATTATTAAAGATGGTGAGATACCTCCAAATGATTCTCTTGTTTTAATTGACGGTAGATTAGTTTTAGAAAGAACCGCACTTGTTTCTGATTCAATTGTAATAAGTGGAACACAAGTTGGAATCACAACAATTAGTAATGTAGTTTATGATAACGTAACTGGATTAACAACAGTCACTACTTCAGTCGCACATGGATTAAGTGTGAATGATCAAATCACAATGGCGGGAATTGCTTTTACCTGTCCATCGACAGCAGGAATTACAAGTTCAATATTTCCAGCTCCACAGGTATCATTTACAGTTGAGAACGTTGTGGGAGTTAATACTTTCGAAACGAATACAGGAATTGTTAAAACTTTACCTCATACATTTACACCATCTTTACACAAGTTTATTCGAGCATCTAAAGATGCAATCAGTGTTACAAGTGGAAGTGCAAATGGAACTAAAATTACCCCTGCAAGAGGAACGACATATGATGGTGTGACGGGTATACTTTCAGTCACAGCAGCTGCAGCACACGGACTTTCAAATTCGGATAATATTCAATTTACTAATAATTCTTTGGTTTTTAAATGTTCACAGGATAATTACTTTGCGGAAAAAACTTATCCTCGTAGCACTGATCCAGCAGCAAATGGTAATAACAAAGCTGTAACAGTCGTTGGTATTAATACTTTTACCGTTAATGTTGGAGTAACAACAACAGGTGGATTAGTCGGACCACTCCAAATGGAATTCATTTGTAGTATTCTAGAGAACAGTACGACATAATATGCCAAAGTATTTAAGTGGTAGAGTTAAAAGAACTCCACAAGGTTCATTAACAACGGATAGATATCAATATCTTGGATTAGATCAAGCAGAACCAAACCTAGGTGATCCTGCCAATCCGTTACCAAATCCACCAGGTGGATCACAATTTCAAATCATATCTTTAAGAGAATATCCTGGTCAAAGATTTTGGATCCCTCTGACTGGTGGTATACAACCTGGATCAATTACTGTGAGAGAAGAAGGAACTGTTGTTCCTCCTTCTGGAATTAACAGCACAACAGATATTAACTTTAAGGGTGCTGCGATTACTGTTACAGGATATACTGAAGATAATGGAAATCCTGGCACTGCTGTGACTGTAACTGTTGCACCACCAGGTGATGATCATGGAGTTTTATTTAATAATGCAGGTGAGTTTGCAACATCACCATATTTCACTTTTGATAATACAACAGGTATTGGATCGGTTGGAATTGGGACTACAGCACCAACTCAAAACTTACATGTGGTTGGTAACGTAAAATTAGATAAAACAATATATGGTGAGGATAATGAACCTGGCAGCACAGGAGATTTGTTGGTTAAAACTGCAACTGGTGGAGTTGTGTGGACTAATCAGAATAGTGTTGAGGCAGGTGCTGGTGGAACCATAGGACAAATTCAGTTTCATGGATCGACTGGACTTATTGATGGTGCTGATAAATTTTATTATGATTTTAATAATGATAGAGTTGGTATAGGTAGCACAATACCTGATAGATTGTTAGATGTTCTTGGTAACTCAAGATTTACAGGAGTCACAACTTTTGTAGGATTTACAACTTTTACTGATGATGTAACCTTTACGACTGCCAATGTAAAAAATATTTTCTTTGATAAATCGGATGATTCATTAAAATTTGGTGATAATGTAAAGGCGAAGTTTGGAGATAGTGGGGATTTAGAAATTTATCACAATGGCAATCATAGTTATATATCTGATACTGGAACAGGTAATTTGCGTTTAATCGGTAATGGCAATGTCGATATTATGAACGCAGAAGCTACTGAATATAAAGGAAGATTTATTACTAATGGAGCCGTTGAATTATATTATGATAATGTAAAACGTTTAGCAACTTCTGGAGTTGGTGCTAGTGTTTATGGTCAATTAGATGCTTATGATGTATATGCATCTGGAGTTGGAAATACTGCTGTTGTTTCGATTGGAAAGACAGATAATTTACGTTTACTTCATAATAGCACTAACGGTATTATTGAAAATAATTATGGGGAATTAATACTTGACGGAAAGGGTGGTGGTGCGATTGTTTTCAAAACATCTGTATCTCAGATAGAAAGATTACGTATTCATAATGATGGAAAAGTTCAAATTAATGGAGATGATGTTTCAAATATCTTTAGTGGTGCTAATGATTTAATTGTAGGAGAGACAACTCAATCGTCAGAAAAAGGAATTACGATTGCAAATAATAGTACTGGTTCAATTCGATTTAATGATGGTTCAGACGCAGGGATAATTGATTATGTTCATCCGTATGATTTAATGAAGTTCTCTGCGGGTGGAACTGAGGGATTTAGAATTGATGGATCAGGGAATGTTAAGATAACTGGCATTGCTACAGTTGGAGCAGCGTTAACAGTTGGTTCAAATCTTGAAGTTAATGGTAACATATTACCTAAAACTCATAAGGGTGGAAATATAGGAGAGAGTGGTAGTTTTAGTTGGAATAAAATTTATGCTGATGAATTTATAGGTCAGATACAAACAACGCAAGAAAATTTAGAAGTTAATCAATTAAAAGTGACAGGAGTATCAACCTTCGTTGGTATCGCAACATTTGGAAATGGTATACATGTTCAATCAGGAGTTTCAACATTTAGTGAATCAGTTGGTATCCTTACTAATTTATTTGTAACTGGAATAATAACATCAAAAAATATTCATTTTAATAATAATGCATTAATTGCTAACATTGGATCACCGAGTCAAGGTCTAAGTGGTAATAATATAGACCATATCTGGCATCAAGATGATAATCAATATGGATATGGTACAGGTGGTGTTTGGAACTTTGTTTCTGATTCAACATATAAGGCAGCTGGAAATTCCGCAATTCAAATAGGTTATCTTATGTCCTCTAGAGGAGGACACTTACTGGGTAATGTTGGTATCGGAACCACAGATCCTAATGCAGCAGTTACCTCTTCAAATACCGTTAAGTTAGCTGTCGGTATTGTAACTACAAATTCTTCCTTTACTCAAGACTTAAATGTATCTGGTGTTTCAACTTTCTCTGATGATGTTGAGTTTCATGGAACAAGCGGAATTTCATCGATTACATTTGATAAATCAGATGATTCTCTTAAGTTTATTGCTAATGCAAAATTAAAATTTGGAAATAGTGCGGATTTTCAAATATATCATGGACAATCTCCTTTTGATCCAACCTCGGCAGATCAACATAGTTACATTCAAGATACTGGAACAGGAGATCTTGTTATATTATCCAATGAAGTTGCAATAAGAAATGCTGGTGAAACCGAAGACATGGCAAGGTTCTTCGAGGGTGGCCGTGTTGAATTGAGATATGATGGTAGTAGAAAATTCGAAACATCTGGAGTCGGTGTTACGGTTACTGGTTTAACTGATACTGATACTCTACTTGTTTCAGGTATTTCTACATTAAGTGGTGAAGTTGGAATAGGATCTAACTTATTAGTTTCTGGTATCTCCACATTTAATAATGATGTATTTTTTAATGGATCTAGTGGAATAACATCTATCAGATTTGATCATGATGCTGGTTCTTTAAAATTTGTAACTCGTGCCAAGGCAGTATTTGGTGCTGATGGTGGTAATACTAAAGATCTTGAAATTTATTCAACCGAATCTCATAGTTACATTAAACACGAAAATAGCACTGATGGTAGTCATCTTTATATTCAATCAAGTGATAATTTAATTCTTGAGCACACCGATGGCAATAATTGGATTCGTGGTGTAAATGATGGAGCTACAGAATTATATTGGAATGCAACTGGTACCAAAAGGTTAGCTACCAGTGCTAATGGTATAGATGTTACGGGTAATTTACTTAGAACTGGAACTGGTCAAGATATAGGTGCTTCAAGTGCACCTTGGGATAAGATTTATGCAAACGAATTTATTGGAGAAGTTAATACAACACAAGAAAATTTAATAACGCAACAGTTAAAAGTAACGGGTTTATCTACTTTTATGGATGATGCACGATTTGAGCAAGATGTATTAATATTAGGAACTTTAACTTATGATGATGTAACTAATATCGATTCTATTGGGATCATCACTGCTAGGTCAGGTATTGATAATAATGGTGGATTACAAATTGCTGGTATTACCACCATAGTCGCAGGTGCTTTTAATGACAACGTTACTACTGGTGGAAGATCTTATCAAACTAATGTTGATATTCAATCAACTTCATTAAGAAGTGGTGTTGTTGTTCGTAATAGTTTTGACTTCAGGACTGATAATACCAATAACGCTGGTTTCATGGTGTTGGATCCTTATACCAATGCAGCGAAAACATTTGCGTTTAGAGCGGCAGAGGGTGCAACATTAACTGATACTTTCTGGGTGAAGACTAATGGTGATGGTTATTTTTCTGGTAGTGTTGGAATCGGACTTAGTGATCCTGATAGTACTCTTGAAACTGTATCACCAGCAACTGATGGAATTAACGCACATATAGGTGGTTTATACAATGATGGTGGTCAAGCTGCAGTCAGAAGAATAGAATTTGGAACTAAAAATTATCGAAATTCGATTCAATCGCAACAGGGATCAGGTGGAGATAATTTTTCTAGTGATAATGACCTTCTTTTAAATCCATCAGGTGGTAATATTGGTATTGGAATTAATGATCCAGATGGTGATATTTTAAATGTTGGATTTGGTACTGCTCGTTTTGCAGGTAGAGGTGATTTAATATTTAAAGGTGATCAGTTAATTGATGGTAGAAATCCAGCTGTCAGATTGGGAAGTCCAAATAATGCTGCCAATGTAGAAGTTGATTTATTATTTCACGCAGATAATGGTGAACACCCAAGAATTGCTTCTAGACGTTTAATTGGTGATGGTGATTCTGCTAGAATTGAATTCACTAGTAGTGGAACTTACGCTAGGAAAGCAATAACTTTTTGGACAAAATCTGCTGCTAGTTATTCTGATGATCCAGAGCAAAGACTTCGCATCACACCAACTGGTGAAGTAAACATTGGTGGTAATTATACACAGACCACTTATAAAATGAGAGTGACTGGAACAGTCGCTGCCACTCATTTTGATTCACTTTCAGATTTAAAATTAAAGACAAATGTAAAACAAATTCAGAATCCAATTGAGACTGTGAAAAAAATAGATGGTGTAACATTTAATTGGAAGGAAGATAATGATCCATCCATGGGTGTCATAGCTCAGAATGTAGAGAAAATATTACCAGAAATTGTAAGTGGAGATGATGTCAAATCTGTCAATTATAGTGGTTTAATTGGATTGCTAATTGAAACTGTCAAAGATCAACAAAAACAAATTGACGAATTAAGAGGTCTTATTGATAAATAAAAGAAATTACCCAGTGGAAACACGAAGACGGTAGATGGCAATTAAAATATCAGGCGATACCATCATTAATGATAGTAGAGTCGTAGAGAATGCAGATAGAATAGGAATAGGAACTACCAACCCATATGTAGCTCTTGAGGTTTCTAGTGGGGATGTTGGTATTGGAACAACAAATCCAACTGCCTCAAATATTAAAACATCGTTACAGAATAATACAAATGTTTTAGCAGTTGGTATTGTAACTGCTAATGAATACTATGGAACATTCAAGGGAACAATTGATGATGATGTTGCAACTGATAAAGCAGATACAATTAACATAACTGATGATACATCTGATTCAGGAACTCATTATGTTCATTTTGGTAGTCAAACAAGTGGTTATGATGGTGTAGAAGTTGATAGCACAGGTTTAGTTTATAAGGACGGAAAGTTTGGTGTTGGAACTAATAGTCCAGCTGAAAAACTTGATATTAGAGGTAAAGCATTTATATCAGATAGTGGTGGGGATATATTAAGTTTAGAATCTACTGCTGCTACATCAAGAACTACACTTAAATTATATACAAATGGAAATGACTGGGAATTAGGAGCGAGAGGTTCATCTGGTAGTCCAGATAATTCTTTCTATATTTACGACATGGCGTCAACTGCATATAGACTGGTCATTGATCCAAGTGGTAATTTGGGAATTGGACTTAATAATCCACAAGGAACCGTACATATTTCATCAAGAACTTCTGGAGATGCAACGTTAATTCTTGAAGCAGATACTGACAATAATAATGAAGAAGATAATCCATATATTGTGTTTAGGCAAGATGGTGGTATTAATGCCTCTGCGATAGGACATGGTGTAGATTATGTTGGTGCTGGTGGTCATAATGGAATTACCATAGCAAATTCAATTACTAATGGATTTATATCTTTTGCAACAGGAAGCACAAATGGTTATACAAACGCAACAGAAAAACTTCGTATAACTTCTAATGGTTCAGTTGGTATCGGAACTAATAATCCTAATCATGAATTAACAATTTGGGCAGACGAACCTAATATTAGACTAACTCATTGTAAACCAGATGGGAGTAACAATTCATTAAATGCCTTTTACGCACTTGTTAATTCAGAAGGTGTAGTATTTAATTCATATCAAGATGTAAGTGCAACAAAAAGACCATTTATATTTAAACAATATAATGTAGAAAGACTTCGTATTACTGACACTGGCCATTTGAAACCTGGTGCCACTGATACTTATGACTTGGGAACAGATGCAAATAATAGATTTAGAACAGTTTATGCACAAACATTTAATGGAGCTTTTCAAGGTACTGCAGATGTAGCAGCTAAAGTTTCTGTTGCTGATGAGTCAACAGACACAACATGTTTCCCACTATTCGTTACTGCTGCTACTGGAGACCTTGCAGCAAAGAGTGGTAGTAATCTTACATTTAACTCTGATACAGGTCAACTTACAGCAACATCATTTGTTGGTGCTCTACCCATAACAAATGATGCTAATAATAGAATCATTACATCAACAGGTTCTGGTGGATTAAATGCTGAAACAAATTTAACTTTTAATGGCACTGATTTAACTATACCCAGTAAGATAAAACATCGTGGAGATGGAGATACTTTAATTGAGTTTGGAACCGATACAATTACATTTGATACTGCTGGTGGTGAAAGACTTCGCATCGATAGTAATGGTAATATTGGAGTAAACGCCACTCCAGTTACTTCAGGTGGAGCTGGAACATTATATGGCACGGTTGATCATTTTCTAGTAATAGGTGATAGTGATACTGGTATCGCACAAGATGGTGATGGTGAATTTGAAATATGGGCTAACAATGTAGAAATAATTAATTTCAGCACTGCTGGAATTGATCCAAAGAAAAGTATTATACCGAGTGGTTCAATTAATATAGGATCATCTAGTGATAAGATAAATCATGGTTATTTTACTACTATAACTGCAGATAATATTACCGCTGAACTTACTGGATCAGCTTCCTTACTTGATGTGGCAGATGATACTGCTGATACGGATGGATACTTACTTTTTTCGAATGACACTGGTGCTGATCAGTCAATTAAGACTAATACTAATATAAGATATGATGCAGTTGCTGGAACTTTAGAATTAAGAAAAACAGACGGTGGAATAACATTTGGTCCTGGTACCGCTGCAAATGATAGAGCTCACATTGAATGGAAAGGTTCTGCTAATGCTGGATATTTAAGAATTTCAACAGATGATGATCAGGATGCTGTAACAACTGCTGAGTATATCGAATTTGGTGATTATGCTTCAGGAGATAGAGGAGGAACTTTTACCCAACATGTTAAAATTGCCCGTAGTGAATTTTTAGTTCGCACAGGATCAAACTCAATATCTCCTGCAGACAGATTAAAGATTGATAGTAATGGTAATATTGGAGTAAACGCCACTCCAAAAACAACAGGGACATTATACTCTACAGTAGATCATTTTCTAGTAATAGGTGATAGTGATACTGGTATTGCACAAGATGGTGATGGTCAATTTGAAATATGGGCTAACAACCAAGAAATAGTTAATTTCAATACGTCTCAAATTACTCCGACCAAGAGTATTATTCCAAGTGTAACTGATGGATCATTGGATTTGGGATCAACTAATAATAGATGGGGAACAATATATGCTAATACAATTAATGGTACGATTACTGGTACAATAACAAATGCTACAGATGCAGTAAACGCAGAAAATGTAAAAGTAACACAAAGAGACACTGCTGGAGCACATTATTTGACATTCGTTTCCTCAAATCCAACTGGAACTAATCTACCTTTATATGGTGATAATGATCTACAATTTAATCCAAGCACCAACCGATTAAGTGCTGCACAAATGAAACCAGGAGGAATTGTAGATAGTAGTGATGGAACTGGAACTGCAAATTATGTGATCAAGGCAGATGGTTCAGGAGGATGGAGTTGGGGTCAAGTCACTGGTGGCACAGGAGTAGATCTTAGTTTTCTTGGTTTAAGTGACACTCCAAGTTCTTTCACTGCGAATAAAACTGTAAAAGTCAATTCCAGTGGTAATGCACTCATATTCGCTGACGATACTACTGGTCTTACTAATGTAGAGGTAAAACAATATTCAGATAATGATCCTACAAGAACTGAGAGAACTTGTAAAGAACCAATTGGTGTTGTAGTTAGTTCAGGAACTGCAACTATTGGTATTGGAACAACCAGTAATGCTTATGGTGCAAAATATGTTCAATCCAGTGATCCAACTACATCAGGTGGAGGAAGTTATACTGTTTGTGAAGGTGATATTTGGTATGATACTACAGAATCAACAGAAAACACTGGTGATACTACGAGTGATATCATAGAGGCAACTAAATTTTTCCAAAACCCGACATCATTGACGGTAACGAGTACGTTCCCAGTCAGTGGCACAAAAAATGGAGGAGTTTTTGGTCCTTATACAATTGGAAATGGTGTTGTTTTGACAATTAATTCTGGTTCTACTTTTACAATTTTATAGCATATATAATATAGGGAGGTCGTTATGAGTCAATTAAAAGTTAACAGCATTATCCCAGTATCAGGTGTGCCAACTGGAGCTTCTGGTGGTGGTATTGTTCAAGTTGTCCATACTTTCAAAAGTGATCGTTTTACTACAAGTAGCACAAGTTTTGTTGACATCACAAATTTTGAAGTGACTATTACACCTCTTTCTAATTCTAATAAGATTCTTCTTATGTGTTGTTTTGGTATGGCAGGAACTAGACAAAATAATTTAGATCATGGTAATGCAATTCGTGTTCTAAGAAATGGTAGTGTGGATAATAAATTAAATGCAGATGCAGATGGAAATCGACCAAGGCATTGCTATAAAGGAGTTGGTTGGTCTTACAACACTGATCATATGCCTGGTGGAGTAGGATTTTGTGGACTGGATGATCCATCAACAACAAGTGCTTTGACATATAAGGTGCAAGTTCAATGTCAAGATTCTTCTTATGCATTTCATATGAATCGACCACCTGCTGATACTAATGGCACTTTAATATATCAAGCTGCAGCAGCTTCTTCTTTAATAGCAATGGAGGTAGCAGGATGACGAGTACAAGAGATGGATGGGATACAGGAATTACAGCAGCATTAGAGTCTTTGAGACCAGGATCTCAGTGGACAATTAATGGTAGTGATTCTTATTCTAATATTCAATGGTTAGAACCATCAGTTTCTGAGGGTGGTCAAACAATGCCAACTGAAGCAGAGTTAAACACTGAAATATCTAGATTAAATACAGAATATATCAACAAACAATATCAACGAGTTCGGAAGGCAAAATATTCTGAAATTGGTGAGCAATTGGACATGTTGTATCATGACATGGTTGCAGGTAAACTAGATAGTACTGGAACTTGGTTTAACCATGTAAAATCAGTAAAAGATTCAAATCCAAAATCATGAGCACATTAATTACAAGCACAATTAAAAGTCCTGCAGCAAACACTCCACCAGTCTTTGAAGACAGTTCGGGTACTAGTATCGGTACACTAGTGAGAGCACATGCACATTTTGATGGTTCAGATCCTAATAATTCTAACTCATCTGCATTTTACAACGTTACTGACATAACTGATCTTGGAGTTGGGGATTATCAACTTAATTTTACAAATCAAATTAGAGATAATAGTGGCACTGTAACTGCAAAATATTCCGTGGCTGGAAGCACCAATGGTCCAGTAACTCCTCCTCCAAATAATCACTGTAATCTTTATACAAAATCTCCACAATATAGTGATAAACTCGTTGTAGAACTTTTTGTAGATTTTGATTCAACTCATAGAGTGGATGGTTTCGTGGGAGTAATTATTTCAGCTTAAAACTATGTCAACACTTAAAGTAAATACACTACAAGATACAACTGGTAGTAATCAATCAACAGCATCACAAATATTTGAAGGTAGAGCAAGAGCTTGGATAAATTTTGATCAGAGAGTTTTACAAGATGATCGTAATAAATTTGGTGTTACAGGCTTCACAGATTTGGGCACAGGATATGGTAGAGTGAACTTTTTAAATACATTGTCAAATCCGTGTGCTGTTGGATCAGCTAGTTATGATCCCTCTGTAACCAACGCACTACAATCTGAGAATATGGCAATATACGTGACTAATACATACGCTGATTATAATACCGTAAATACCAATTATGGTTTCTATGATTGTGAATATATTTTTATGGCAATATTTTGTGATACTAACAATTAAAATACACTATAAATAAAAATAAAAAAAATGGCAAACTTATCTGATAAAAGAATAATTTACATCCAAGATAATGGTGTTGTTGCTGTCATTTGTCCTGCTGATAATTGTGGTTTAACTATTGAGGAAATTCAATCAAGATCTGTTCCAGCAGGAAAAACATCATATATAGTAGATAAATCAGAAGTTCCTACTGATCGAAGTTTTAGGAACGCTTGGACTTATACACCTTAAAAATTATGGGATTCGGAATCGATATGGCGAAAGCCAGAGAAATACATAAAACAAATATAAGAAGAGCAAGAGAATCAAAACTTGCTGCTCTTGATGTTGATTTCCAACGTGCACTTGAGGTTGGTGCTGCAACCACATCAATTGTTGCTCAAAAACAAGCATTAAGGGATGCACCCGCTGCTGTTGGTATAACAACTGCAACAACTGACCTTGAACTCAAGGAACAATGGGATACAAGTATTCTTGGAACTTCACCATATAATTAGATAGAAATATGACTGTTAAGATAAGAAGTGGAAATCAATGGGTATCAGTTTCTGGAGGAGGAAGTGGTGGTGAGTCTATAGGAACTATTTTTGCATGGTCTGGTACATCTAGTAATATTCCTGCTGGTTATCTTTTATGTGATGGAGCTGCAATAAGTAGAACAACTTATACTGCATTGTTTTCTTTTATCGGAACAATACATGGAGTTGGTGATGGCTCAAGCACATTTAACATTCCTGATTTAAGAGATAGATTTATAGTTGGTGCCTCTAATAGTAGTGGAGATAACACATATCCTGGTGTTTCTCCTGCTGCAACTGGTGGTGCTGCTGATTCAATCATAGCACAACACACCCACCAACTGCCAGCTATACGTCTTAATCCAAATAATGATAGTACGATTAATATTACACTTGGTAGTGGACAATCTTATCAGATAGGATATGCAGCAGGTGGTAATCCAATGTCATCGAGCGTGACTAACAATCAAGGTTCTTCAGCAACTAATGCAAACCTACCACCATATTACTCGCTTTGTTATATAATTAAAGTTTTAAACACAACTGAGGGTGGTGGTAGTGGTGTCACTGGTGGTAGTGGTAATGGATTTGTAATATTACCAGAAAAAACAGCAACAGGAAATATAGTAGAATTTACTGGCATTCCTTCAGATGCACAGGAAATTACATTAATGTTTAAAGGAGTATCTGGATATTGGGATACTTCTTTCGGACAGACTAATGATTTTAAAGTCCAATTAGGAACTTCTAGTGGTTATATCACATCTGGATATGTAAGTAATGCTGAGAATACTCAAGGAACTGATAACATATCATACACAGACGGGTTTGCAATTTTCGTTCATGTTCCTTCTGCAGCGCTGCACGGTTCGATGATTATTAATAAAGCATCTTCTAATTCTTACACGGAAATTGGTGAATTTAGAAGGAGTAATTCTGGTGGTTCTCATGCACGAGGTTCTTTATCTTCAGTAAGTGGGACAATAGACAGATTAAGAGTAAGAATCACTAATGCCAAAAGTTTTGACGCTGGAACAATGAGTGTTTCATATAAGACTAGTGGTCTTATTATTGGTGAAACTGTAACAGATAAAATTCAGGAAGGTAATACATCTGCAGAAGTAATTGACACTGGTAGTGACGGACACTTTATAGTGAAGGCAGAAGGTAAAGAAAAATTCCGTGTTAATGGATCTACTAATAATGTATTCATTGGAGCTCATACTTCTGATAATCCATTCACATACCTAAGATTTGCAGGATCTCAATATGGTGCTGCAGATATAAGACCAATGGATGAATTAAGTCATAAAATAGGATTATCATTTTATACTGATAGTACACAAGATACGACCATAAATCCAGTTGAAAGGATGCATCTTACACATAATGGGATATTAAATATAGGTCGAGCTCTCACTAACGACCCCGTAAATGCAACAGGTGATGTCGCCGCAGGTATAAAACTTCTTGGTGCAACATCTTCCTCTACTCCAGGTGATGGATTTGCTATGATAGTCAACGCCAAAACTATTGTTGGGATATTTAATAGGACAAACACAACTGGAAGAATACTTGAATTCAAGTATAATGGGTCTGTGAAGGGTTCTATAGAAACTGATGGAACTAACACATCTTATAATACAAGTTCTGATTACAGATTAAAAGAAAACATAGTTGGAATATCTGACGGAATAACTAGATTAAAAACATTAAAGCCATATAGATTTAATTTTAAATCTTATCCTGAAAAAACAGTCGATGGTTTTCTTGCTCATGAAGTGACCGCAGTTCCTGAAGCAATAGTAGGAACAAAAGATCAAGTTGATTCTGATAATAATCCTGTTTATCAACAAATAGATCAATCTAAATTAGTTCCTTTATTAGTAGCTGCATTACAAGAAGCAGTTGCTAAGATAGAGGTATTAGAAACAAAAGTCTCTGCATTGGAGGCTGGTTAATGATACATCTTAAATTATAACAATTTTTGACCAACTAAATAGAACATAGAATCATAGTAGAATTATTGTGTCATGCCACTGAATAAGTTAGATAATTTCCTCAAAAATGTCGAAGGTCGTATACTTTATGTGAGTCCAAGTGATTTGGATGCATCAGATGCGATGTCGAATCAAGGTAATTCGCAAACAACACCCTTTAAAACAATACAAAGGGCACTGATCGAAGCAGCTAGATTTTCATATGTGCCAGGAAATAATAATGATATAACAGAGAAGACCACAATATTATTGATGCCTGGTGATCATATGATTGATAATAGACCAGGTTTCAAGATAAAAGATATTGCAGGACAGGCAAGGATATTCTCACCTACCACAAGCGGATATGCTATTGGTAATGCAGATGACATAAACAAAATAGGTTTAAATTTAGATTCGAACTTTGATATAAATCAAGAAGATAATATACTTTATAAGTTTAATAGTGTAAATGGTGGTGTGATCGTTCCTCGTGGAACTTCAATTGTAGGATTAGACTTAAGAAAGACAAAGATAAGACCAAAATATGTTCCCAATCCAACAGATACTTCAGTTCCAGAGTCTGCAGTATTCAGAATCACTGGTGCTTGTTATTTTTGGCAGTTTTCACTATTTGATGGAAAATTATCAGAAAAAGTATATGTAAAGAATAATGAGTTTAGTGCTGAACATTTTGTAAAACCCTCTTTTTCACACCACAAATTAACTTGTTTTGAGTATGCAGATGGTATAAACAAAGATGAGAATACTAATTTGACAGATCTTGACATGTATTACTATAAGTTATCCATAGCTTATGGTACTGCAACCGAAGATCGAAACATATCGGATAAATTTCCTGGTAGCACTGAGGGATTTGTATCTAAAAGACCAGAATTTGAAATTGTTGGAGCTTTTGCTGCTGACCCAATTAAAATTACTAGCATAGAGTCAGGTTCTGGTGGAGTCGCATCTCCAGTTATTACAGTAACAACAGAGAGAGATCATGGATTAGATGTTGGAACTCCAATTCGTATTAAGGGTGTAAGTGAATCTGATTATAATGTATCAACTAATGTTGCGACTGTTGATGCGTCTAACTCTAGAGTGTTTACATATGTTCTTCCTGATTTTAAATCGGATATCATAGTAAATCCAAATGTAGTTGATGCACAAATAATTGTTGAAACTGACACTGTAAATGGTGCATCACCATATATCTTTAACATATCATTACGTTCAGTATTTGGTATGAATGGTATGCACGCTGACGGTGCAAAAGCAACTGGTTTCCGTTCAATGGTTGTTGCTCAGTTTACGGGTGTATCACTACAGAAGGATGATCGTGCCTTTGCAAAATATAATCCTACTAGTGGAACATATGAAAGTTTATCACAATCTATTGTTTCTGGTGCAGAATTAGCAAATAAATCTTCAGCTGCGAGTTCAGAACAAATATATCATTTAGATTCTGATGCCATCTATCGAAGTGGTTGGGAAACAAGACATGTTAAAATATCAAATAATTCAATTTTACAGATTGTTTCTGTATTTGCGATTGGATATAATACACATTTCGAAGCACAATCTGGATCCGATGCATCAATTACTAACTCCAACTCAAACTTTGGACAGTTAGCTCTTGTTTCAGATGGATTTAGAAAAAATGCCTTCCAGAAAGATGATCGCGCATTTATCACACACGTCATACCACCAAGAGCGATTACAACCGCAGAGGAAAATATTGATTGGGTTTCAATAGATCAGAGTAAAAATGGTAATACCAGAAGATTATACCTATTTGGATTTAATGATAAGGATATTAAACCACCGTCTCTTACACAAGGATTTAGAATTGGTGCAAAAAAAGGTGATAAGTTATTTTTAGATATTTCTGGTGTGATTAAGGAAGCAGAAATATTGATGCCAAATGAAAATGGAAATCCAACTAATAGTAGTGTGAAGGAAATTACTGTTGATCATGTTTCACTGTCTTCAACTAATATTGTATTTAAATCTAATGTTTTATCTGATCATCAATTAGAAACAGGTGAGAAAGTTATTATTACAAGTGATGATGGGGATTTACCTCAAAATATTGAAGAGAAAACAGTATATTTTGTAATTCGTATTAGTGCTGATACATTTAAATTAGCATCATCAAAAACAAATGCTGATAATGGTGAATTTATAAAAGCTTACAGAGGAACAAACTTAAAAGTATTAAGTAGAGTAACAGACAAAAATAGTGGTGATGTTGGACATCCAGTTCAATGGGATGGATCACAATGGTATGTAAATGTCAAAGATGGTAATACTATTGTAGGTGCTTTATCAGGAACTGCAGGTGAAAGAACAGAACCAACTTTTGTAAAAAGAATATCTGATACAAGAAGTTTAGATGAGAGAATATACAAACTTAGATTAGCTATTCCAAAAGAAATAGACAATGCAAAGAACCCTGAAAATGGATTCATAATACAAGAATCGGCAAATACAGGTATCGCATCCGTCAGTGATTTTACTCAAAAACCAACATTAACAAGAGAAGATTTCTTACGTGATCGAAATCCAAGATTCATTAGCACTTGTTCCTTCACTGATGGTTCAAAAACAGTTTCAATCACAGCAGAGAGACCACATAATTTAACTGTAGGTGATTTAGTAACAATTAAAAATATTACTGACACTAATAACTCTGTTGGTATTGCGAACAGTAGTTATAATTTAGAAACCACTGTCACAGGAGTTCCTAACAGTTTAACATTCGAATATTCTACTGGAACCTCAACCATTCCTAATTTTGCTACAAATAATTTCAATGACAAAACTAGTGATAGTGCGATAGATTATCCTAGATTTGAAAGAACAGATATAAAATCAAATGTTTACATATTCAGAAATAATGTTATCTCAGAATATATTAATGAAACACAGGATGGTGTGTATCAAGTATTTGCATTAAATTCAAGTAATTTCATTCCCACTGAATACACAGAATTAAATTACAGTCAAAATGTTGTTGATGTATACCCACAAATTGACAGAGATAATATAGATGAGAATCCACAAGCATCAAAAACATTTGCTCTCAGATCACCACTTGGACAAGTTATAACAAACGATCCACTCAAGAGTATCACAAGAGAAACAAATGATAAATTAATGCAGAAAATTGGTATGGGTATATCAATATTCTCATTTACAGATAATACAACAACAGGTATTGTTTCATTTACACAAGAACATAACTTAGCTGGAATCGTAACTGCCACAATTCATAGTGGTGGTGCTAGTTATAATAATGGAACACACTTAAATGTTAAAGTTTTTAACAGTACAACCCAAAATGATTCAACATGGAATGGAACATTAGCAAAAGTTGTGGTGGGTGGTGGTGCTGTAAGTTCATTTGAAATAACAAATCCAGGTTCTGGTTGGGTGGCAGGAAATAAGGGATATTTTGATACGACTCGTGTTGCTGGTAATGGAGTCGCAATTCTAGATGGTTCTGTGTCTGGTGCTGGATTGACTGCATCTAACATTGGTATTTCAACGAATCTAGTTATTCAAACTACAGGTATTGGAGTAACTTCTGATGGATACTTTAGAATTACATCTGTTAATAATAAGAAGCAGGTGTCTATTGCAAAAACTGCAGGTGATGTTTTACCTATTGCAGGGCAATATGGATTCACCGTAAATCCATCATCTCAAATTTTGAGTAAAGTTTTCATATCATCATCAGGTATTTCTTCCGTAACAACATTTGAACCTCATGGACTTGTTGCAGGAAATAGATTCCAATTAAACGATTCAAATAATCAAAATCAAGGATCATTTATTGTTAAGACAAGAGTTGGTGTTAATACATTTACTTTTGAATCAACAAATGATATTGTTACAGCAAATGGACATATTCTTAAACATGGTTTATCTGCTAATGATGGAGTATCCGAAAAAGGAAATGAAAATCTTTCAATTAGAGGTGTAGAATTATTTGATTTTGAAACAGGTAAGTTACATACTGAAATGGATAAAGTGGGATCTGCAGTTACATTCAGTACATCAACTTCAAATGTTTTAGATAGATTCCCATACGGATCTTACATTTTAATTGATGAAGAGATTATGAGAGTTTCTACAAATTCTGTAGGAGGTTCAAGTAATCCTGTAGTTAACGTAATTCGTGGTGTATTTGGAACATTAACATCATCACATGATGAAGGATCATTAATTAAAAAAGTTAAACCATTCCCTGTTCAGTTTAACAGACCATCAATCTTACGTGCATCAGGTCATACATTTGAATATCTTGGTTATGGTCCTGGTAACTACTCTACTGCATTACCTCAAGTCCAACTTAAAACAATTTCTGAGAAGGAAGAGTTCTTGTCACAATCACAAGAAAGAGCTGGTGGTGCTGTAGTTTATACTGGTATGAACAACAAAGGTGACTTCTATATTGGAAACCAGAAAAAGTCTGCCCTCACTGGTGAGGAAACATCATTCGATACACCAATACCATCTGTTGCAGGTGAAGATCCTGGTCGATTGAGTGTCGTCTTTGATGAAGTTACCATTAAGGAGAGATTAGTTGTTGAGGGTGGAAAATCTAATACTGCATTATCAGAGTTTGATGGTCCCGTCACATTCAACAATGAAGTGCAACATAAAGATGTTGTTAAAATTAAATCACCAACACAATCGACATCATCTACAACTGGTTCACTGGTTATAACAGGTGGTGTTGGAATTTCAAGTGACCTTAACATTGCTGGAAATATATCAGTAGGTGGAACTTCAGCACTTAATAATAATGTATCTCTTGGTGGAACAACTTTAACAATATCATCAAATGTTAATTCTGATATTCTTCCAGATGCCACTACAAATAATCGTGATTTGGGTAGCACTGGCAAGAAGTGGGCAGAGGTTCATGCTGTAGATTATTATGGTAATGGATCAAATTTAGAAGGAATTAATAATTCTCAGTTATTTGATTCAAATGATGTAGAAAGAGTTGGTGCTAAAACTTCTGGAGTTATAATCACAGGAATTACAACAATCGCTGGTGCGACTACGATTAGTGGGGATAAAATTCTCATAACAAATGCAGGAATTGGTAATAGTGTATCTTTAACTACCGATGGTGGAATAGAAATAAACAGAAGTTCTAATGCTCAAGGTCCTTACATAGACTTTTCTAGAGCAGGTGGGGATTATGATGCCCGAATTCAAATGATTGCTGATGGTAATGGAACTGGACCAAATGATGGTGATCTAGCATTTGTCGTACCTAGCTCTGGTAATTTAGGTTCTGGTCCTAGAGCTGAGAGGTTTAGAGTTAGAAGAGCTGGTGCTTTAGTTCAAGGTGATCTAGAAGTTACTGGTGACATAACAGCACTTACATCTGACATCAGACTCAAAGATGAAATATCACCTATTACAAAGGCACTAGAAAAAGTTAATTCATTAAGTGGATTTACTTACAAGCATAATGAAATTGCAAAACTTAAATGTGACATAGATACAGGAGACCAAACATACGCTGGTGTCTCTGCTCAAGATGTCCAAAAAGTATTACCAGAAGCAGTTAAACCTGCACCTAGCAATCATGATTACTTGACAGTACAATATGAAAAATTAGTTCCACTATTAATCGAAGCTGTTAAAGAATTATCTGCAAAGGTTGATGCTCTTGAAAATCAAATAAATAACTAAAAAGAAATAATGTCTAACTATACAAAGTCATTTAATTTTAGAAATGGTGTTCAGGTTGATGATAGTAATTTTATTGTCAATGCTGTAGGACTGGTTGGAATTGGAACCACAAAACCAGAGAAACAATTAGATGTTCGTGGTAATGCAAATATAACAGGCATAACGAGTTTAGCTGGAACAGTTATAAGTGGAGTGATAACAGCTGGTAATATAAAAATAGATGCTCTATCAGGAGTTCTTACTGCTACTAAATTTGTTGGTGATGCTTCAGGATTAACAAATATTGTTGCCATTGCAACCGATGGTTTCATTGCCAATGCAGGAGCATTATCAACAACTGCCAAGGTTGGTATTGGAACAACAGTGGTTGGAGCGCAACTAGATGTTCTTGGAGACTCTAGATTTACAGGAGTCACTACTTTCATAGGAATCACATCAAGTATTGGTACACTATTTGTAAATCAGTTTGCTGCCAGTGGTATATCAACTTTTGATGGTAACATAGATGCAAATAAACACACAGTTTTAAACACTTTGTCTGTTGGTGGTATATCAACCTTTACAGGTTCCATTGATGCAAATGGTGGTGCAACGATTGATAACATTCAGATTGGTGTTACAGGCGACAATGAAATTGATACTGCTACAGGTGGATTAACAATTGATTCTGCTACAGGTCAAACAACTATTGATGACCACTTGGTTGTGTCTGGAGTTGTGACTGCAACTCAATTTAAAGGAGTATCAGGTAGTTCAGTTAATATTGAAAGTGGAACTAATATTTCAGGTGTTACCACATTTAATGATACTGTGGTTTTAGGAGCAGGTGCGACAGTTGGATTTGGAACAACTGCATTTTTCCCAGATAACGTTAAAGCATTTTTTGGATCGGGAAATGATCTAGCAATATATCATTCAGGCACCCACAGTTACATTCAAGATTCTGGAACTGGAGATTTAGTACTATTATCCAATCAAGTTGCAATAAGAAATGAAGATGAAACTGAAGACATGGCAAGGTTCTTCAGCAATGGAACTGTTCAATTAAGATATCAAAATGCCTCTAAATTTGAAACAATTGGAGCAGGTGTATCCGTTTATGGACAATTAAATGTCGCAAGTTTAAATGGTGGTACATCTGGATTATCATCTCATTTTGGATCACTACGATATGGTGATGAGAGTGAAGCAACAGATTTCAGCACAAGAAATTCACTAGATTTGATTAACTATGATAATGGACATGTAAACTACTATCTTAATTATGAAAGTAAACCAAACACAGGTGACTTCCATTGGCATAAAGGTAAAACCACTCCATTAATGACATTGACTGGTATTGGAGGTTCTCTAGGCGTAGGAACAACACGACCAATAGCACCATTACATGTTTCAGGTTTGTCTACTTTCACTGGTGATTCTCATTTCGGAAATGATGTAAATATTGCAAATGATCTAACTGTATCTGGTAACACTAATTCTACTTTCATAGGAAATTTAACTGGAGATTTGATTGGTAATGTCAGAGCAGAATCAGGAGTGTCAACTTTCACCAATATGGTGGTAGAGAGTAAAACTCATACTCAATTTGCAGGCGTTGGTATTGGCACAACTTGTGATAGTGCTAATTACATTGAAACAGTCAACAACGCAGGTTTCTCAACTTCAAAATTCATAGTTACAACTGATGGTAATGTTGCGATTAGAACAGACACCTTTGATGATGGTGTAAACATAAGTGCTCGTGGGCAAAAAGTAACATTAAGTGCCGTTGGTATTGGAACTTCTGCACCTCAGTCTGCTGTTGACTTTAGAATGGCAGGTCAAGATGCAACTGGAACTGATGTCAATCGTATGTATATG